CTGCACGCGCTCGCCGGACCTGCTCCCGCCCGGCGCGGTCAAGGGGACGGACACGCGGAAGGATCAGGGCAACCTGATCGCCGTCTTCGACCTCGACGCTCAGGCGTGGAAGGGCTTCTTCTTCGACAGGATGGTGGCGATCCAGCCCGCTTGACGGGCTGGCGCGAATCGCCTAGCATCCAAGCATCACAACGCAAACAACGGAGTCGAACATGACGCCTCGCCAGACCATCACTGACATCGCCTTCGAGGATTTCAAGAGCCCTGCCTTCACGGGCACGATCATCGCGTGCCTCGCCGAGGCCGTCGATTGCCTCGCGCAGGATGATCCCATGCGCCAGACCATCGTCGACATGATCGTGCGGGCGAAGGAGTCTCGTCGACGCGCCTAATGCGGCAGGCGCTACCTACCCACAACGCAAACAACGGAGTCGAACATGAAGTCTCTCAATCTCCTCGATCAAGTCACCTTCATCGCCATGCGCAAGGACCCGGAGCTTTGCGGCCGACTCCTCGCCTATCTCGATACGGCGCTTCGCAAGCTGCCCGAGTCGAGCGTCGAGCATAGGTGGATCGCGGACCAGCTCGCGAAGGACGTCGCGAAGATCAAGGAGTCGGGTGGATGATCGAAATCGAAATTGAATCTAGACCGGGGCGGTTCCGAGGACTTGCTTTTTCAATCGGTCTCATCGCTCCTCTCCAGAGCCTTGACCAGGGAAATTTTTTGACTTTTTTAAGACTTCCCGCCATAGGCTGAGCCTAGCACACGTTACCAGCGTTTATGCACTCCGTGCATACGTCCGTAACGCAGGTGCACACGTTACCAGCGTCTATGCACTCCGTGCAATCTTGACCAGCGTTTATGCACTCCGTGCATTAAGACCCACGCCCGTGCAAACGCTTGTGCAAACGCTTGTGCAAACGCCCGTGCAAATAAAAAAAAATTGACCACCTCTCGGCCCCGTGCTAGTGTATGAGTATGAATGAAATCTCTACCCGCGATGTGCTTAATCGCTCTCTTGAAGCCCCAGAAATAGATCCTGTTCTACTCGGTATAGCAAACCGCCATATCGAGGGAGACACAATTCAAACTATTGCCACCCAGTTCAATATAAGTGAGGACCGGGTTGCACAGGTTTTAGATCGCCGAGAGGTTAAGCAATATGTGGATCAAGTCTACTTATCACAAGGATTTCTCAACAGATTCAAAAGAATCCAATTGATTAATCAAGTGATAGAAAAGAAGATCCAAGATGTTGCTCTTGGAGAAGAATATACTAAGAAAGATCTCCTTGAGTGGCTACGTCTACTCCAGGATATGGATAAGTCAGCTCGTCCGCAACAAAAAGGTCCTACTGTAGCTGTGCAGGTTAATAACTATGATAGCCTTATGCAAGACCTAATGGAGAAATAATGGCAGGTTTTGGAATAGACCGATATGGTCCCATTTCACTTTTACGTCCTAGAATTAGTCGCGCTCATACTGTTACAGTTACAGAAGCCGATCAGGTTTTAGGCCCTTGGGCTAGTGAGACTATAGTTATAGGTCTTGTAGCTAGTGGTGGTAGTGTATTCTATCAAGGTGGTTTTGAAGACACACAAACTAGCCAAGGAGCTAATGCTCATTTCCTTGCTGAGGGAGTTCCGCTCATGGTTAACGTAGGAACACCTGGTACGCAAGATAGACATCGTTACATGGCAGTAAGACTTGTAGACCCTACAACTACGGTCCAGTTCTATGTGACCGAGTTTGAATAAATGAGACGTAGTCTCTCTCAAGCTCTTAGATCTCTTAGTGAGCCTGTAAAACGTCGCTTAGCCATTCTTGGTGGTGGTATATCCATTACACAGACGGAAGATCAACTAGTCTTAGTCACAGAAGATGGTGTATACTTAACATTAGAACAACCTAGAGGATAACCGGTGGCCGCTAATGTAAAGATCAGTCAACTTCAAGCCTTAAGCACTGTATTGGCCAACAGTTTTGTTCCTGTGGTGCAAAGCGGTGTCACATCTCGTGCTAATCTCACCACTATCTTAGCCTCTACCCGTGCTAACGACTACTCAACCTATTTAACTCTTACTGCTAATATTTACAATACATATCAGGCTTTATCTGGTGGAGGTGGAGGTGGCGGAGGTGGTATAGATCTTAGTCTTGCTTATGCAAATGACTATGCTACTTGGTTAGCCCTTGGAAGTAGTGCTGGAAGTAACCTAGTCTATAAGAACTACTCTTCACAAGGAGAGACAACCTTTGAGACAGGTCAGTCTAAACCTGTTAATGCTAATAACCTCTTAGTATACTTAGACGGGATTATCCAGAGACCTAGCGCAGACTATACTCTAGATGACACCGGAAACGTTAGCTTTACCTCGGCCCCTCCTGTCGGCAGTAATGTCAATATACTTCAACTACCTCTCGGTAGCGGTGGGACCTATACGCTTCCAACAGCTTCTAATACAGACCTGGGAGGCGTTCGTGTAGATGGGTCCACTATTACTATTAACAGTGCAGGGGTTATCTCTACCAATCTAGAGGGGACTACGGCAAATGACTGGGATACCTATCAAGCAGCACTAGCGAATGACTATTCAACGTTAGTTGAATTACGTGGTAACGACTGGGCTACCCTACTCTCTGCGCGTCAGAATGATTGGGCTACCTATCAAGCGGCACTAGCGAATGATTATTCAACGTGGTTAGCTGCTCAGGCTAATGACGGCGCTACCTTACTCAACGCTCAGGCTAATGACTACTCAACGTGGTTAGCTGCTCAGGCTAATGACGGCGCTACACTCCTAGAGGCTCGTAGTAATGATTGGGCTACCTATCAAGCGGCTATATCTAATGACTACTCAACGTGGTTAGCTGCGCAGGCTAATGACGGCGCTACACTCCTAGAGGCTCGTAGTAATGACTACTCAACGTGGTTAGCTGCGCAGGCTAATGACGGCGCTACACTCCTAGAGGCTCGTAGTAATGACTATTCAACATACCTAACTCTTACTGCTAATATCTACAATACTTATTCCACTTTACAAAATGTTAGTGGAGTAACCACTAGCATTGTATATTCTAATGATTGGAATACTTATCAAGCCGCTTTAGCAAATGACTGGTCAACCTTACTTGCAGCTCAGGCTAACGACTGGTCAACCTTACTCACAGCTCAGGCTAACGACGGCGCTACCCTACTCTCTGCACATCAGAATGACCATGTTACATATCTCAACGCGCAGGCCAATGACTATACAACCTTATCTGCTGCGATTGTTAATGACTACGCAACCTTAGTCAATGCACATGCTAATGATTGGAATACTTTAGTAGAAGCTCGAGCCAATGACGGTGTTACCTTAGATCTAGCAAGGGCCAATGATTGGAATACTTTACAAACAGCACGTGCCAATGATTGGGCTACCTACCTTGATGCACAGAGTAATGACGGAATTACTCTACTCAATGCTCGCGCTAATGATCTTGTAACGTGGAACAGCGCGCAAGGCAATGACCACTCTACTCTTTTATCTGCGCGTGCCAACGACCTTGTAACGTGGAACAGCGCTCAAGGTAATGATCACGCTACTCTGTTGAGTGCACGTGCCAACGATTTAACTACTTATCAGGCTGCATTAGCCAACGACTATGCGACTTATCTTGCTCTGCAAGGGCAGATAGATAGTACAAATGCTAGCGCTAACGATTGGAACACTCTTTTAGCAGCTAGATCTAATGATTATGCAACTTACCTTGCTGCCCAGGCTAACGATCTAGCTACATGGAACAGCGCTCAAGGTAATGATCACGCTACTCTGTTAAGTGCACGTGCCAACGATTTAACTACTTATCAGGCTGCATTAGCCAACGATTATGCGACTTATCTCGCACTACAAGGTCAAATAGATAGTACAGATGCTAGCGCTAACGATTGGAACACTCTTTTAACAGCGCGCGCTAATGACTTTGCAACATGGAATAGTGCTCAGGGTAATGACCACTCTACCTTATTGAGTGCGCGTGCCAATGACCTTGTAACGTGGAATAGCGCGCAAGGCAATGACCACTCTACTCTTTTATCTGCGCGTGCTAACGACCTTGTAACGTGGAACAGCGCTCAGGGCAATGACCACTCTACCTTATTGAGTGCGCGTGCCAATGACCTTGTAACGTGGAACAGCGCTCAGGGCAATGACCACTCTACTCTTTTATCTGCGCGTGCTAACGACCTTGTAACGTGGAACAGCGCGCAGGGCAACGATTATTCTACTCTGTTGAGTGCTTATGCTAATGATTGGTCTACTTATTTAACACTTACCGCCAACATATATAACACTTATTTATTAATACAGGCCGGAGCAGAAACTAATGTTGAGATACTTGTCTATAGTAATGACTATAACACCTATCTTGCAGCTTTATCAAATGACCTTTTAACCTGGAATAGTGCGCAAGGCAATGATCACTCTACCTTATTGAGTGCTCGTGCTAATGACCTCTCAACGTGGAACAGCGCTCAGGGCAATGACCACTCTACCTTATTGAGTGCGCGTGCTAATGACCTATCCACGTGGAATAGCGCTCAGGGCAATGACCACTCTACTCTTCTTAGCGCGCGTGCCAATGACTTTGCAACGTGGAACAACGCGCAAGGCAATGATCACTCTACCTTATTGAGTGCACGTGCCAATGACCTTGTAACGTGGAACAGCGCTCAAGGGAATGATCATTCTACTTTAATTTCTGCATATGCTAATGATTATAACACATTATCTGCTGCAATTATAAACGACTTTTTAGCATATCTTAATACTTTAGCTAACGACGGAGTTACTCTTGCAGAGGCTAGAGCTAATGATTATAACTCTCTTACTTATGTATTAGCTAATAGCGTTGCCAGATTTACCGCAGATAAATATTTTGATAGTACGGTTTATAGTAGAGACATAATTCCTCAAGCAAACACCACTTATAGTCTTGGGTCCGAAAGTGCTAGATGGGCAAATATTTGGGTTAAAGGTGCTACTATCTTTTTAGGAGACGCTGCGCTCTCTAGCTCTGGAGCTAGTCTATCTTTTCCAGAAGGTTCTACTCTAAATGGTGTAGATATTCTTGCTAATGACGGCGTTACACTTCTCAGCGCACGTGCCAATGACTATAACACACTACTAGCAGCCCAATCTAATGACTATAACACACTACTAGCAGCCCAATCTAATGACTATGGTACTTATTTAACTTTAACTGCTAACATTTATAACACTTACACTGCGCTTAATAGCAATATATCTGGTGGGGGATCTGGCGGTTCTAGTAATGTAACGGTGAATAAAATGTTTGCAATATCATTAATTTTCGGAGGATAAGAGTATGGCGGCCCCTAATATAGTAAACGTAGCAACAATCACAGGTAAAACTGCAGTAGCAAATGTAACTACTATTGCTTCAGATATAGTAACAAATTCTGCTGCAAGTGGTAAAGTTTTTAAGATTAACTCCCTAATAATATCTAATATAGATGGAGCTAATACAGCAGATATTACTGCTAGTGTTTATAGATCTAGTGTAGAATGGAAATTTGCTCATACAGTATCGGTCCCAGCAGACGCTTCTCTTGTTGTCTTATCCAAAGACACGACTTTGTATCTAGAAGAAAATGACACTATAAGATTGACTGCTAGTGCTAACGGAGATTTACAAGCTGTATGTTCTTATGAGGAGATTAGCTGATGAGAAGAAATAGCGGTATCATAGGACCCTTACAAAATCCATCTAGAGACTCAGCTTCTGGTATATTCAATCAGATAGACCAACAAACACTAACTGGTGGTAATAAGTGGCCTGCCGTTATTAATAGTGATTTTTCTATAACTCCCTCTGTTAATAATACTCTTGAGTGGGATTTTTCAATTCATGGAACTTTAGATGCTAATACATATGGTGAGTACACTATTGTCGCTAATAGAAACGTAGATGTAATAGTAAAAATGAGAGGTGCTGGAGGTGCTAGAGGTTATAACTATGGACAAGGTATAACTTCTACCTCTGAACAAGGCGATGGAGGAGGCGGGGGTTTTAGTCAAGGTGCTATATCTTTTTTAGCAGGTAATACTTATGTTTTGCAGATTGGACAAGGAGGTATAAGGTCTAATAACGCTAGTAATGGTGCTAGCTATATCGCCGGCGGTATAGGTAAAACTAGCACTACTTATGGAGGTACACAAGGCGGAGGATACACAGGAATATTTCGCACTGTAGTAAGTCAAGCTAATAGTTTGATTATTGCAGGAGGCGGTGGGGCGGGAGGTGCTACTTCTGTAGGTGGAGTAGGAGGTGCTGGAGGAGGTAGTAGTGGTGCAGCAACTTCTTCTGGATCGCAGGGTGGAGGTGGAGGATCTCAGTCCGCCGGAGGCTCGGCGTCTTCATTTAACGGGGCTACTGCAGGCTCTGCTTTAACCGGAGGTGTAGCTCAAAAAAATGCAACTTCACAGGCCTCTCTTGGAGGAGGCGGAGGTGGTTATTTTGGTGGTGGAGGGGGAAACGTAGGAGGAGGAGGTGGAGGATCTGGAAGATTAGGAACAACAGCTAATGGCGTTGTAGGTGGTACAACTACAGTAGGGTCTGGTGCTGCTCCTGGAGTTATCGCGGATAGTGATATGGGTAATCTTGCAGGTAGGGGAGGAAATGCTGCCCAAGGAACTAGTGGAGCTGATGGTAGAGTTAAAATATATAAGGCAGTAACATCAAGTTTATATTTTGATGGAGGTAGATATTTTACAACCGATAATGCTACTGTTCCGAGTGCATACACTCTTGGTTCTGGAGACTTTACTATTGAGTTTTGGTTTAATGGAGCTGCTCAGGTTAATAAATTTTTTTACTGTAATAGACAAGGTTTAACCTCTACTAATCCTCACGTTACTACTGGAGGAATAGGGGGCACAGGCACTAAATTACGTTGGGGGACTACAAATACTCATGGAACTATAACTATCGCAGATAGTTCCTGGCATCACTGTGCTATATCCAGACAGAGTAGTAACTTAAGACTTTGGGTAGATGGAGTTTTAGATACTTATGCAACAGATAATAATAACTACTCTACAGATAGGAATATAAATATAGGTAGAAATAGTTTTAATTCAGACTATTTAACAGGATATCTTTCTAATTTTAGAGTAATAAAAGGCACAGCTATTTATACATCAAACTTTACACCTCCTTTATCTACTCTTACTGCTGTATCTAATACAGCTCTTTTGGTAAGTATTAATCAACTTTGGGATGTAGATTTTAGCTCTAATAGATTTAAAGGATCTATGAAAGACTCTTCTGGAAATGATAGCACCTCACCGGCACAATTTAGTACCTCTACTGTCCCTTTTTAGGAGTTTAAATGCTGTATACATATAAAGGTAAATACCCGGAACCTAAACCCTCTAGAATACGACTTCCTAACGGATTAACTAAAACGGATGATATCACTGACGACGATCTAGCACTAATAGGATATAGAAAAGTAGATAATCCTCCAGAAATATCAGTAACACAAAAACTTGAATGGTCAGGGTCTTCTTGGCTTATTTCAGATAAAAATGAAGAAGATCTTTTAAATGAATGGAATATTGTTAGATTAGAAAGAGATAAAAGAATACGAGAAGTAGAGTGGAGATATGCTAGATATTATAGGCACGAAAGATTAAATATTCCACAAATAGATACCATAGAAAATTTAGATAGATACATACAAGCTCTTGCGGATGTCACAAAACAGTCAACTTTCTTTAGTATCACATGGCCAACGTTAAATGAATAATATAAAAATCGACAAAGTTATCTGTTACTATTATAATAATAGATAAAATAGTATAGGAGTTTTAATGGTAACTAGAGTTCCCATATATCTTGGCGGAACAGGTGAATCTACTCAGGCCAGTGCACAAGCCGCTTTAGGACTACATAGTTCTAACAGTGTAGCTTTCATGTCTGTTGTAGTCAACTCCGTAAATGTTTTAGCTAACGACGGTGCTACGCTCTTAACTGCGCGCAGCAACGACTGGAATACTTATTCTACATTAGCTGCTAATGACGGCGCTACGCTTTTAACTGCACGTGGTAACGACTATACTACTTATCTTGCAGCTCTATCCAACGATTATGCTACTTATCTTAACGCTCAGGCTAATGACGGCGCTACGCTTTTAACTGCGCGTAGCAACGACTGGAATACTTATTCTACGCTTGCAGCGAATGACGGCGCTACGCTTTTAACTGCACGTGGTAACGACTATACTACTTATCTTGCAGCTCTATCCAACGATTATGCTACGTATCTTAACGCTCAGGCTAATGACGGTGCTACACTTTTAACTGCACGAGGTAACGACTATACTACTTATCTAGCAGCGTTATCTAATGACGGTGCTACGCTCCTAACTGCGCGTGGTAACGACTATACTACTTATCTTGCAGCGTTATCTAATGATTTTAGTAGCTATACTTATTTAAATTCTAATATTAGTTTTTCGGCTAATTTAGCAACCTTTAATACTAATGTAAGTTTTGCAAAAGCTAATATACTACAACAAACTCTGACTGATGCGGCAACTATATCATGGGATACTTCTTTAGGCCAAATAGCCACAGTTACTTTAGGAGCTAGTAGAACCATGGGGGCTCCTACAAATCTCAGAGTAGGAACTTATATTCTTCATGTAATTCAAGGAGGAACAGGTTCTTATACTATTACATGGAATGGAGTATTCAAATGGACAGCCGCAGTAGCCCCTACTCTTTCAACAGTAGTAGGAAGACGTGACGTATTTTCTTTTATATCAGACGGGACAAACCTATACGGTGCTATGATTCCTGATGTGAGGTAATCATGTTAGTTCCTATTCTTAGACCTATAAAAGTAGTAAATGTAACCGGATCTACTAATGATTTTAATCTCTATACTGCCACAGGTAATGTAGGCGTAGTAGCTGGTAGTATTACTTATCCTCATAATCTATACTGTTTTGTTACCGCTAGCATCGGCGCTACAGCTAATACGACTCCAGCTTTTCAGACTGGAACTGGTTATCATGGCGGAACAGATATCTATATTAAAAATACCAGCACCATCACAGGAGGCACAGGTCCTAACGGTGTTATAGGAACTCCGGGTGCTACAGGAACTCCGGGTGCTACAGGAACTCCGGGTGCTACAGGAACACCTGGAATTACTGGATCGACAGGCGCTACGGGAACCCCAGGAGCTACAGGATCGACAGGTACTCCCGGTGCTGGAGGTGCTGGCGGTAGAGGTAATGCTTTAGATAACCTTGGAACGGCAGGATCTGTGGGTGGTACCGGAGGAACAGGAGGTCCTGGAGGGACTGGAGGAACAGGAGTTACTGGCGGAACCGGAGGGACTGGAGGTCCTGGCGGGACCGGAGGTCCTGGTGGCAATGGAGGTCCTGGCGGAACTGGAGGTCCAGGTACTCCTGCAGGTCCTGGTGGTATATCTTTTCTGGCAGGCTCTAATCCTAATGTTAGAGTTCTCTTAGATAACGGATCAGGAACTTTAACAGGTGGCGCAGGCGGCACCGGCGGTCCAGGTGGTCCTGGAGGCCTCGGAGGACCTGCTGGTCCTGGGGGTCCTGGAGGTCCTGGAGGTCCGGGTGGTCCAGGAGGGCCTGGGGGTCCAGGAGGACCAGCTGGAGCTGGAGGCCCTGGCGGAACTGGCGGTGGCGGCGGTGGTGGCGGGGGAGCCATGGGCTATACAACTGTTCCTAGTAAAGGTGTGCCCTATACTGATTATTTCGGAGGGGGCGGAGGGGGCGGAGGTGCTGGCACTCCTGGAGCTGCGGGCGGTCTTGGAGGTCCTGGAAGCGGTCCAGGTGGTCTACCCGGCTCTGCGGGCACTACAACATCTTCGGGTTCAACAACAGGCGGCGCCGGAGGTGCCGGAGGCGGCGGAACCGGAAGTGCGGCAGGTGCTGGTGGCGCTGGAGGTAATTTAGGAGCTGCTGGTAGTTCAGGGTCTGCAGGCGGAGGCGCTTATCCTACTACATACGGAGCACGTGGCGGAGGCGCTGCAGGCGCTACCGGACCTACCGGTCCGGCCGGGAGCGTTGGTCCTACCGGAGCTACAGGCCCCACTGGACCAACCGGACCAACTGGTCCTACCGGCCCGGTTGGAGCTGTTGGACCTACAGGACCTACCGGACCTGCTGGAACAAACGGCGCGCAAGGAAACTCCGTTTCCGGTAATTCGAATATTACATATATAGCAACAGGAACCAGGAACGGTCCTGTAGGATGAAAATTAGTGTACAAAAATATTTATAACGACCCAAGAGAAAGGTCTCAAAATACCTATAGTTGGGTATATTGGGATCAAGCATTTACAGATGAAGAGTTAGATCAAATAACTCAATATTGTTTGTCTAAAGGTGCAGAGCCCTCTACAATTATGGGGACAAGTAATCAAGAAGAAGTAGAACGAGTTAGAGTATCTCAAACCCATTTTCACCACAGAGATAACAATACTGCTTGGATATTTGATAGATTTAATGATATAATCATGAGATTGAATGAAAGATTTTATGGATTTAATCTTAATGGATATGACTCTTTTCAGTATACTGAATACGACAGCAGTAAATTAGGTAGATATGATTGGCATATGGATACCCAGCTAGGAGCTAACACCTTAATAGAAACTAGAAAACTATCTCTAGTTTTAAATCTTTCTAAACCAGAGGAAGACTACAGGGGTGGCTCTTTTCAACTTAATCTCGGAATGGAAGAAGAGGCAGAGACTGTGCCTTTTCCTCGTGGTAGAATTATTGCCTTTCCATCTTTTATGATACACAGGGTTACTCCTGTAGTAGAAGGTATACGTAGATCCATAGTAGTTTGGGTAACTGGGCCTAAATTCATATAAGGAGATGTATGTTACTAGCGTTTATTCCTAGACCTCAAAAAGTAGTAAGACTTTCTAGCCCTGCTAGTGACTATAATCTCTATACTTCTCAGGGCGTAACCTATCCCTTAGATCTCTACTGTTTTATAACAGCTCCAATATCTAGTACAGCTACAGCGACTCCTGCTTTTAGAACGGGGTCTAGTTGGTCTGCTGGATCTTTGCTATATATTCAAAATAGCACTACTATTACAGGAGCTACGGGATCTACTGGCCCTAATGGAGCAGGCGGAGCCGGAGGTATAGGGTCTACAGTAGCAGGACCTGTTATTAACTCTACAGCAGGTAGTGCTGGTACTTCTGGGACTCCTGGTGGAACAGGAGGTCCTGCTTTTACAGCCGATACTGTTTCTGGTCTTGTAACTATCCTAGATAATGCTAGTGGAACACTTACTGGAGGTTCTGGAGGGCCTGGAGGTAGTGGTGGTGGAGGCGGTGGTGGGGGCGGAGCTGCCGGGTATACCTATAATCCTGCTAGCAAGGGTGTTCCTGCATATTATGATTACTATAGAGGCGGTGGAGGAGGTGGCGGAGCAGGCTCTCCTGCAGGAGCCGGAGGAGCCGGAAATACTCCTGGTAGCAGCGGAACTAGTACTACAGGAGGAGCAGGTAGTCCTGGTGGCGGAGGCTCTACTATGGTGGCAGGTGCCGGAGGACCTGGAGGTAATCTTGGAGCAGCCGGAACCGCTGGAGGATCAAATACCGATTATCCACTAGGAAGTGCAAACGGTGGTAAGGCTGGCGGATCTGCTGGTCCCAACGGCTCTACAGGCCCGCAAGGAAACTCCGTTTCCGGTAATTCGAATATCAAATATATAGCAACAGGCACAAGAAATGGACCGATTGGATGATAGCACACTCTTTATTTCCTACTCTTATAGGAGAATGGAAACATCCAGACCCTGAGTCTATCAAACAAGCCTTGTTCAAACGCGTGTTTCATCATATAGATGCCCATGGATATTCTATGGAAACTACAGGAGATGTAGACTTACATCTTGATCAAGAGTTTGATCCTCTATTTGATTTTGCGGCTAGTTGCGCCGGTGAGTATCTAGACACCTTGAAACTAGATAGAAACGTTTTTAGTCTTAATCTAGTTAAGACTTGGCTCAATATCATAACAGAGTTTCACACACCACCACATAATCATCAAGATGCTCATCTATCTTTTGTCTACTATATTCAGATACCCGAGGGATTAGATAAGCCTATTTATTTTTCTTGTGAACACAAACCTAACGATTTATTTCATGGTATGATTAATGCTAATATCCTAGAATGGAATACCTGGAATAGCCCGACTTGGTTTTTTAAACCGCAAGAAGGACAGCTATTTATGTTTCCAGGTAAACTATATCATCACACAGGAGGGTATGGCTCTGGTCAGCCAGACATGGGATGTAAAACCCTTGATGACCTTAAACCTAGAAGAATATCTATTGCAGGAGACTTCTTGTTAACCTATAATCGTAAGATAGGTAGAGCCTATGGTATACAACCCGTGTCTAATTGGAGAACGTTCAATGGCAGTTAAATTTAGAATACTTGATAAAGATGTTAATCAGCACTCTATAGTTGTTAGATATTATACAGATATCCTCAGTGAAGATAGTTTAGCAACATCTTTTGTTGTTGATAGCGACGGAAATACTATAATAGATAGAGGCCCTGATGGGACCCCAAAAAGATGTCAAACAGACTATAGTATTAATATCTGGGATGTTAGTGCTACCCAACCAGGAGCTAATACAGATATAATCTTTCAACAGATCAATGACAGTGCTCCATACGACTGGTTCGATCTCAAAGAGCAGATCGTAGATGCTAATGTAGACACAGATATGTTTGTCGTAGATTCATTAATAGGGCAGGTAAGAGAAGCTGTAAGGCCTATCAGATTAGAACCTATTATTGCAAATGCAAATGCAAATGCAAATATTTCTGAGAGTGAAATAGAGCAATTAATTCAACGTATAATTAATAACACAGCGCCGGAGACTTCAGGATGAATGTAAAATTTAAAATAATTGAAACAGATCTCTCTCAACATTCAATTGTTGTAAGATATTATACAGATTATTTCACAGAGGATAATCTTGCTAGTTCTTTTACTACTAATAGTTCTGGAGAGCAAACAATAGATAGAAATACAGACGGATCCCCCAAACGTTGTATAACTGATTATAACATAAATATATGGAAAACTGATCCTCCTCCTACAACAGACGATTTAATAGAATCAGCTAAGCAGGCTGCTCCTTATGATTGGTTCAAGTTAAGATATGATGTTTTAGATCCTAATGTCGACACATCTCTATCAGCAGTAGATTCTTTATTAGGTAAAGAGTTCACAGCAGAAAAACCAATTCCAATTCCAATTCCGGTTCAAAAAGAACAAATAACAGAAGATCAAATCGAAGCTTTAATACGAAATCTTACTTCTAATGTTACATGAATAAAAAACTTGGATACTATAGTGTAGGACTACAAGAATTTGATTCTAAGATTAAAGCTTGTCAGTTGGCCTCTAAAGTATTAGAAAAAATACAAAGTCCTAATATAGTTAAGTGGCATTTTAACGATGAGATATTTAGCACCTATAACTGGTCTATAGAACCTAGAGAGTCTTTAGCAGATTTATATAAAAAAAGAGCTAAACATTTAAGAGAGCAGTATGACTATATAATAATCAGTTATAGTGGTGGTGCGGATAGCCATAACGTAGTCATGTCTTTTTTAAATCAAGGACTATTTATAGATGAATTAGTTGTAACTCACATGGATAAGGCGATGAAAGACTACGCAATAGTAGATAGAGACGATAGATCCGCTAAATATGCTTATTATTCAGAATACCATTTACAGACTTTACCTAGGTTAGAAGAGATTAGACTACTATCTCCAACTACTAAAATACGTATTTTTGATGTTAGCGAATCTGTATTTAAAGCTTTTTCTAGACACATGGATGAGGGCTGGGTTTATCATGTTAGAGAAGAACTAAACCCTATTGATGCTTCCAGATATAACTATTTACAGTTTTCAGAATTCAAAACACAGCTAGATTTTGGTAAAAAAATAGCTATAGTTCTAGGGGTAGATAAACCTATTGTAAAACTCGACGAGACTTATAACAAGTTTTACTTATGTTTTAGAGATAGATTGGCTAATATAACACCTATAGGAGAATATGCCAAAGACTATACTAATACGACCATAGAATATTTCTATTGGTCTCCAGATGCTTGTGATCTCTTATGTAAACAAGCACATACTATCATTAATTGGCTAAAGCAAAACCCTGGATTTCAAAAATATTTCTTAAATAAGCCAGTATCGAGAGTTATTTCTGAACGCATCTTAAGACCTCTAATATATACTACTTGGAAATCTGAATGGTTTCAAGCAAATAAAGCTATGTTTGATTGGCACTCGGACTTTGATGCCTGGTTTATTGAAAACTATAAAAATACTTTAGAATACTTATTATGGAAAAAAGGTATTTTTTATGTAGCCAGGACGTGCACGCCTTTTATATCTAATAGTAAAAATCCTGATGGATTGGTAACCTTCGAAAAAAGATACGAAATAGTATAATGGATTTAGAGTTACTAATTGCAGCCGCTACAGGAACTACCGCAGGTATATTAATAGGTCTATTACCCGGACTAGGGACTACTTCTCTTTTATTAGTGTGTTTTCCTTTTCTAGTAAAACAATCTCTCATTTTTTGCATAGTATTTTATTGTGTAGCATCTTCTATTAGTCAGTATTTTGGCAGTGTAACTACTCTCACTTTCGGTATACCAGGAGAAAATACTAGTTTACCCCTATTCTCTATAAGAGACAAAATATTAGAATCTAATAGGCTAAATGAGATATATTATTTATGTGCGTTCGGTAGTCTTATAGCTTCTTTATTATCTTTAGTTGTTCTATACTTTAGTATAGATTTTTTCCTATCTAATGTTTTTTATCTAAAATCTTATTTCTCTTTATTTTTTGCAATCGTTGGACTTTTTTTATGTGTGCTCTATTCTAACAATAGGATAATTACTTCAATTATTTTATTGCTCACAGGTTGGTTTTTTGGTAAGGTAGGCTACAATGAAATATTAAATTCAAATTTTATGACGTTTGATAATTCTTATCTATACTCAGGAATTCCGTCTTTACCTGCAATTATGGGTATATATGCTTTACCAAGTTTGTATTTTATGACTAAAAGATTAAAAGAACTAAAAGAGATACGTAATAACTCTTTAGTAGAATTTAATATGGTTAATTCTACTTTTGAAAACTTAACTACCGTATTTAGATCTTCTCTAGTCGGGTTTGTAAGCGGATTAATACCTTATATAGGTAATAGTATAAGTAGTAATATGGCTTTTAATATGGAGAAAAAATTAAAGCCTAATAATTATGTTGCTCAGGCTACCGCATCAGAATCTGCCAATAATTCAGCAAATATATCTGTATTAGTTCCTTTATTATTTCTTGGAGTAGCCATAGTTCCTAGTGAGTTTGTTCTGTTAGAGATAATAGCTTCTAGTAATAGCTTTATCAATTGGAAAACTATCTATAGTAATTTTATTACGATTTTATTAATATTGCTGGTTACTAATGCTTTTGCTTTTTATATTTCTTGGATATGCCTTAAAGGGTTTAATAAATTCATAGCTAGAACAGCGTCTTATTTACCTATATTAATTTTTGGACTAGTTACATCATCTATTTTCTACTTAGGTTTTAATCTAAATCAAGGAACTTTTTACTTAGTTGTTCTTTTCTTTTTCTTTTCGCTAGGATTATTGCTAAGTAAATTAGATCTATTACCTTTTACCTATGCTTTTTTATTGCAGAACAACGTAGAACAACTTTTTTATAGGTTTTATCAAATCTACATACTATAAGGTATTTATGTTAGAAACACATCCATACTACAGTTTTTATTCTTATAACAACAATAAATATCATGGCAAAGTTATGGCTTTGGCGGCTCTTGGTGCTACTAAAAATAACGCAGATATAGTTTGGAAACTGCCTAATTTTGAAAAAGAATTAGAAAAACTAAATTTATTACAAGAACCCAGAGAGTCATTACAAGACTTATACTTAACAAGAGCACAAGATTTAAGAAATACATACGATTACTTAATATTAAATTATAGTGGCGGACCAGATAGTCATAACATATTAGAAACTTTTTTACTAAATAATATATTTCTAGATGAAATATTTATATATAGTTATTTTAGCGAAGAAACTATAGTTAATTTACAAAATAACTATCCAACTACTTTTGTTATGTTCCCTGAATTTTATGAGGCACAAAAAAGCGCTATTCCAGTAGCAAGATACTTAGTAGAAAAATATTCTCCACATACTAAGATAACATATGTAGATAATTTCTATCAGTTGCATAAAGTATTTTGGGAAAATATCAATGAAAAAAATTACCTTGAAAATATAAAAGGAAATGCCAGCGTCCTACTAACACATAGACACATTGCTAGATATAGAAATCCAAACTTTGTTCCAGAGTGGAAAACTATTAAAAATAGAAAAAAAACTGCTCACATATGGGGCATAGAAAAACCTAACATAGTTTATGATAATATAGGCGTATACTTTGAGCTATTAGATCATACTATATTAAGTAGAATAGATTTACAACATATTCTTACTGTAGACGGCATACCTAATAATCACGAATTATTTTATATACATCCTAAGTCTGTAAAAATGTTTTTAAAACAGGCTCATATTATAGCTAAAACTTTTTCTAAAGATTTTTTTAAAAATCCAGAAATATCTACTAGCACTAGAAAAAAACAAGATGCTTTAGCTAGAGTTATATATTCCTTCAAAACTAAATTACCTTATTCAGGTCTTAAATTAGGTGATTTAATCACTAAATATGAGGACGTGCCTTTATTGAAAGAATTAGCAAAAACAGGAATTATTCCAGGATACGCTGATATGACAGAACCTTTGAATTTAAAATTATATGCAGACGATAAAAATTCTCTATCATCTATCAACTACGATAAATTTCTATCTTTTATTTATCATAGTCTTTTTAAGGGAGCAGATAAGAAACAGCTCTTACACACATTGTGCTTAGGTTTTACTAGTAAAAGATACTATATTAAAATTCATTAGGAGATATACGTGTTAAAGACTTTAATAATAATTTTTTCAACAATAGCTTATTCTGCTATAGCTTCGGAATTAACCATTATAAATAATGGATCTTCTACTGGCATCAATAGTCAACTATTACAAGAATATGTTAAAAATTTTTCTGACTATAAAGTTGAAATAAACAATACTAACGCTAACTGTGCTACCAGCAAAATATTATGGAATAATTCTAAAAAACCTACTTTATATGTTTTAATTACTAATATAGACGGCTCTTTAGATAAAAATAACCATATTTGTTACATGCAAATTACTAAAGAAAATTTACTATTTATGAACTACTCTGCTCCAATGGAACTATGTGCAATAGGTTCAAAAAATTGGAATGATTTTATTAAATCGGGCAGTAAGCACGTAATAGGCACTACAGCAACTACTACAAAAATACCAGAACAGTTCCTAAATAAACTTGCAGATGCTTATGGTATTAGTATAAAATCAATTAGAATTAACACTAATTCTGAGTTTATAACTATGGCTAAATCTCAAGAATTAGATTTTGGGTTTAGAACAGGTCTTAGTGGAAACGATTTTTTTAAGGATAAATGTTTTTGGAATGTATCACAGCTAGATAATCTTAATCATATAACAAATATGAAAAACTTATATGATTTATTATATGAAGAATCAGTTATTTTATACAAAAATTTATCAGATGAACAAGTAGAAGAATTTAGAAGAAAATTAAAAGAATCTTGGTCTTCTGCAACTTCTATAAAACTCAGAAATCAAAGAGGCTATGATGATTCTTTAGTTAGCTATAAAACCGAAGAAGAAAGACTTAAACTATTCAACAAGTTTTTGTCTAAATTTCCATAACAGAAACCTTGATAACCCCATAGATATATTATTTCAAAAACATACTTATTTTCAACCTAATAATGAACTAATTTTTACTACAGCAACCATATATTTTAACATTTTACAGATACAAACAAGAAAGTTATTATATCTTTAATGGCTAAAAAGTATAAACAGCAATTTGAAGAGCAACCTAGGTATCAAAAAAGTCTTATACCTAAAACAGAAAATCAAAGAAGATACTACAGCAGCTTACAAGACTATCCGATTACCATCGGATTAGGCAGCGCCGGAAGCGGTAAA